CCCATATGCCCATTGTAGCCTCCGAAGCGATCTGATAGTTGCCTTTTCTTCTTGATCAATAGAAAATAAATATGTCTTATCGCCGCGATCATCATCCCATTCAAAATTGCCATTTTGTCCAAGAGACTTCATTGGGAAATAATTATATGAATCTTGAGGCAGAATCTTCATAAATTCAATATCATCAGGTAATGGAGTATCCAATAATCCTATGCCGAAATCTCCGGCGTACCAATCCGTCGCAGGATGATTTTTGTGCTGGATAATCTGCCTTGATATTGTAACATTATCTCGTGTTACAAAATATATGGTATCACCTACATTGGGGTGAAATCCTAGGTGCTCTACAAAAATCACGTGCCGCGGCGAAATGGCTACTCCCGCCCGCTGGTTGTCACCTCTGCTATTCCAAGGGGATATAGATGTGATGCCTTTAATATCCTTTGCCCAACACTGTTCATTTCTGACAAAATTTAAATCAGAATTATAAGATTCTTCAGTATATAAATCTTTAGTGATATTACTTGGTGTGATATCTTCAACTCTTTTCAGTATACTTCTACTCGTTTCTTGAGAAACGGTGATCTTGCAGTCCACAAATGCAGAAACATTATGAAGAATTCTCTGAGACATCAAGAGATTATCATCCAAAGACTCCCCGATTTTTTTATCTTTGAATTCACTAAAGCCGTCGGAGTCTAAGAATTTCGTATCTTGCAAATAAGTATCTCGTGTCCTTAAAAAATGATTACCTGGCTCTGTTATAACATAAGTAAGAACAAGCTCAATGAATAAATTAAATCTATCTTCTGCCATTTCGGCAATAATGAGTATATTAAGAACAAGCTCGAGCGGCCCCACACCATATTGGAAAGTTGGAGAGTGATATCCTTCATTAAAAGAATATCTATCCACTGTTGTGAGAAGTGCGGGTGGTACCAAACCCCTCATCCAATCTAAATCTTTTTTATCCTTTGTGTGATAAGGCATGTCATATCTTTTTGGATCATATGTATCATCTAAAACATATTTTCTAGTAACATCATCAAATCTGATATGTCGACCAATCCATTTATTGGTTCTCACCATTAAGATAGAAATGATTCCGAAGAATTTAAAACCAGCAGGATGAACAAGATTAAGAAAATTACTTTTCCAGTTTTCGACAGGCAAAGCAGATTCTATAACATAAGAGAAATTCTGCCAAAAGTAACTATCTTGAATCTTATCTTTACCCGATGGAAAGGATTTATCATCTAAGTAAAGTTCTTTATCTGTGTCATAATTACCCATAGATGGGGCAAAAAGGAGCTCCCTTGGATAACTAACAACCACTGCTTCATCATAAAAAATCTTAAAGAATGTTAAAATACTATCTCTTGAACCTTTTGTTAAATAATATTTTACTATTTTCTTGTATAAAGATACTCTATCAAATGCCACAGCATTTGGCACATTCATAGCAACTTCTCTTTGAATGGAATCTAGGTATTGAAGAGAGGTTTTATCAATGTCCTGCTCTACAGTAATATTATTAATTTCTTGTGATGGAAGACCATCAGTATTTAAATATGAATAATAATCTTCAAGCAGATCGATGAAATTTTGTGCGCCTTCTCTTAGATGAACAGGTATCAAACTGTTTACAGTATTCGCCTCTGTGGTCGCCCCGCGGGCTATTGCTATGGGTACATCCATATTAATCTTGTCTGTTGTAGGTTATATAATCGTTCGCGCCTGCTGGACCTGATATGGATACAGTGTCTTTATCTGCAACAACTATTGTTTTATCTGCATCGATCTGTAATAATGTATTTCTCTTAGCAATAAGATCATTTGAAGAGGGGGATGTGTATAGCTTTATTATAGGTCTGGTATCAGAGAAGATGGGTGTGAAATTAATTTCTCCTGTCAATGGTGTGAGAGTTCCAATATTAGGATCAACTTTGATTTCATTTCTTTGAGAATCAAGTCTGTATGTGTAAATTCTTCTTTCATCTGAATTAAGTTTCTCATCACCTATTCTAACGTTGAATCCATTTTGTTTAAAAACATCACTTGTCAATATTGAATCAACTTGATCAACTTCACCATCCAATTGGAAATTAAAAGGAAATGTTGTAGATATATTTTTAACTGCATCCAGATCAAGCTTCTTATAAGCATAAACTCTAGCCAATGAACTTATAATAGATATATCGGTCAGATCAATTTTACTCAATAGATTTGAGTGGCGAAACACAACATTAAATTTTTCTAATTCTTCTAAATTGAATGTCCTCAATGTATCTTTTACTTGTGTCTGAATTTCAGATTTATTTAATGTGGTTTGATTAGAATTATATTTGAATATAATTTCAAAATATAGATAAGTATATTCTGGGTCTACAATGGTTGTTGATGTCGAAGCAACATTCTTAGCCTTCAATAAATTTTTTAATTCTAATTTTTGAGAAGATGAAAGTGTCTCTGCATTATGTGGCTTTACCGCAACAAATACTTCACCGTATCGAGGTGGAACATTATCTTCCCCGCCCCAAACAGAAATAATATTAGCGGCCTCATAATCTCTATTAATCAGTGCCATATAATCATCAACTGTCACACCTCTCTCTTGTGCGATGTAAGTAAGTGGCGCATTGAAACGAACAGATTCTATTGATTCTCTCTGAGCACCGCCCGTAGATTTTGTATTAAGTGTAATAGATTTAGGTGTGATACCACTTGTCGCCCATGTGAAGACAGTTGCATTATTCGCGGCGTCACCCGAAGTGCTTATATATTCAAGTTCAATTATATTCTGACCAAGAGGTTCTTTTCCATAGACATTGTTGCCGAACTCAATTTGGTGATTTCCATCCGAAGTCTCGCTTATGAAATAGATGTTACTGGTTGCTTCTAATGAACTGAATGATGTAAATCTAGAATAGACATTGTAATTATTTGTATTATCATTATCAAATAATTTGACCTTCAATGTAGAAATATCGGCGGTTCTATCTTTCAGAATATATTGTTGATTACTTTGAGAATGTTCTCTAACAATGAATCTCTGTGATTTGAGAACACCTTCGTAGAATTTAACTCCAGAAAATACATATTCATTATTAGCATCTAAAGTTGCTTCGTGATCATCTATTGTTATGAAAGAAAATGTTTTTCCATCAATTTTTGAGGTGACCTTTGATAACGCAGGAATAGTAAAAGCAGATGCTTCATCGTTAGCGGAACCAGGAATGACAATATCTAATAAACAATAAGGAGATAAAATACTTTTTGGAATATAAGAAAGCAACTTTGCTCTTGCGACAACATTCTGTCTTAATTGTGCAGAATCAAGAAATGATTCATTGATCGCAGTATGAGCATGAATAGCATTGTAGTGCGTATTATATGCCAGTATATCAATTAATGTATTAAGACCCGACCCTTCGAAATCATAATCTTCATATTTTGAATTGGGTAGAGATTTAAAGTGAGTGATCAAGCTTTCTTTGATCTTATCAAAATCTAGTTCTGTTACATTAAATTGTGTAGCCATTTTATCTTATTCTTTCTAGGTAAAATTCGGTCTCTTGTCTTTGATTCGAGAAAATAACATTGAATTTTATATTTATTGTATATGCATTACGTTCAGAATTATCTATAACTTCAACTTGAACTCCATTCGCTCTGCTTTCGTGTTCTTTAATAACTCTATATATTTCATCTTTTATAGATTCCTTAGTGAAGGCATCATTATTCTCAAATAGAAGACCTGTCACACCACTTCCAAGTGTGGGTTGAAATGGCCTTTCCATAAAGTTAGTCATTACTAAATTCTTAACAGATACTTTTACAGCATCAATGTCTTTAACTACGGTCAAATCTTTTGTATTTGGGTGTATAGAAAGATTCATTGGTATATCAGAATAAATTCTTTTGCTTGCAGCCCTCGAACTATTGACGTTATCTGAAAAATTATTACTCATTTATACTATTTATATCTTTTATATATGAATGATCTTCTAATTAAGGAAGATATTCGGTGCAGTAGTCACTTGATTTCCACCATATTCTTCTGTACAAGTTCCAACAGTTGTCTGTAGTAAAGAACCACCAATATGTTCGATCACATTACCATCAACTTGAATATTCCAATTACCTTTAATGTATGTAGAACAATTAGAATCAACTGTGAGATTGCAATTACCAATTACATTTACATTCTGATTCTTAACAACAACTTGAAAATCATTTCCAACAATCACACTTGTCTCATCCCCAGTTGGAGTGATCTCTCTATACGTACCAGTTCTATGAATCGTTGATATTCTTTCTTGACCGGGTGTGCAATCAACTTCAATGATGTGTGATGCTTCATCTGCATCATCTTTCTTCTCATAAGATAAAACATGATTGGCTGGATATACAGGCGCAACAACGCTATCAATTGCTGGAAATACCC